TCCAGTGGTGTTCTGGGTTACCATACAGCTTTTGAGCAATCTGGTCGGGTCTGTCGCCCTCTTGAATATCATAGTACTCGTAGAAAGCAGCGTCGTCCTTCAGTTGGTCTACGAGATCGATATACGCACCGACTTTGTTGAAGGATACACTATAGTTCTCGTTACCGAAAACATATTGCAATACTGGGAAATTGCGAAAATATGACATTAGTAACCGTCCTCAACCAGTTTCTTATCGAGAGTTGCCTCTTCCTGGAACTGCAGATCGATCTGAATGGAAGTGAATGATCCGTCGGTATGGAATGACGTACTCTGAGGGTTGTAAATTGTATTCACTGACGTGAGATAACACGGTAGAAGCTTACTAGCCACGTCTTGTCCCGCGTATTTAAACTCGATGTCGAATTTATCTGGGAATTTGTATAATAGACCGCCAAGTCTTTCTGGGTACAAGTGCTCTCTGAAAAACTGTACGATGTCTTCTGACGCAGACGCATCTGCAGAACTGGCTGGCATCATTGTGAAACTAAAGTTAAAAGATCTCAATCCAACGTCTCTGAAAACGGATCTCTTATGTGGGTTAGCCGTAAAGCCCGTTCCAGCGGCAACACCTCCTCTGATGTTATCAGGTGCAAGTGCGTCTGATAAAAGGGCTGCTACACCCGCAGGACCTGCCGTACGAAGTGCAGTATAATTATCTTGGGCACTAGTAGTTACATCATTGATAATTTTACTGACAGCACCAGCCACTGAACTCGGACCATTGGCCAGAGACATGGTACTTGCACCAGCCATAGCCGCCATTCCAATGAATCCCAAATCGATATTCTCGTATCCAACCTGATCAGCGATATTGACTGCTTGCGGAAGATAGAGAGTTACACCTGAGTTGCCTCTAGAATCAGGAGAGGCTCTCTTAACTGTTCTAGTCCCACCACCTTGTCTTTGCTGAATAAAAGGATTCCCAGCTACATTGGTAGTAGAGGTACTACTAGCTCTGAAGTTGATGGTTCCCTTATATTTCTCTCTGCCGCCACCCAGGTCTGCTGGAAAAGATACCATGTTTATTCCTAAATAAATACATATTGGTTTAAATTATTTATATGGCTTTCATGAAAACTTACAAAGGCAGGTACAAGGTAAAGAAACCAGAGAAGTATTCAGGCGATCATACTCAGGTTATTTATCGATCATATTGGGAAAAATTTGCATTCATGTGGTGCGAGAATCAGAGTCAAATCAAATCGTGGTGCTCTGAGGAAACTGTTATCCCATACATTAGTGCGGTTGACAACAAAGCACATAGATACTTTGTGGACTTGAAGATCAAGACTTCGGATAACAGAACTATCCTGGTTGAGATCAAACCAAAGAAACAGACCAAGCCTCCGGCTGGTAAGAGAAAGACCAAGAGATTCATCAACGAGTCGTTAGAGTATGTTCGTAATCAGTGTAAGTGGAAAGCAGCTCAGGAATACTGTCTAGACCGGGGCTGGGAGTTTCAAATCTGGACAGAGGACACATTAAGACAAATGGGAATGAAGGTATAAATGGCCAACCTATTTCAAAAACTAGAGATCGAGGCATTTCGTGCTGGTATCACACCTAGATCAAAAGAGTCGATGGCTTGGTTTCGTAGGAAAGCGTCACAGCTAAAACCAAGCCGCTCAGCTCTTCTCAGGGACGAGTCACTGACCTTGGCGAACAGGCCTAGAGTTGGTGGTATGTTCATGTACTTCTACGATCCCAAGACCAAAGAGACATTGCCTTATTACGATAGGTTTCCGCTGACAATCATGGTAGGTCCCGCACCTCAAGGTTTCTACGGTCTGAATCTGCATTATTTGCCTTTGGATATTAGGGCCAGATTCCTAGATTCACTGCTTGACACTATAAATAACAAACGATATGATGAAACTACTAGATTTAGAGTGTCATACGACTTGTTGAACAGGGCATCTAAACTCAGGGCGTTCAAACCTTGTTTTAAAAGGTATTTGACGTCTCATGTTAGATCTAGACTTGCTCGTGTTGATGCTCCTGAGTGGGAGATTGCAACGTTCTTGCCGACTGCTGACTTTGAGAAAGCATCGTCGAGAAAAGTTTACAGTGATTCTAGAAAGAAGATGGTAGCCTAATGGCAAGTATAGAACAGATTAAAGGCGTATTCAACAAGGGACCTGCGTTTCCCAACAGATACAGGGTTATCATTCCGGGATTCAGAGAGGGTGACTTGCTTTGTGATGCGGTTAACCTACCGGGCAAACAGATCACCACCAATCCCAGAACGATCGGTATGGTGACACAGGAGTTGCCATACGCCTTTGTGGTTGACCCTGTTACGCTGATCTTCTATCTGGATGCAGCTTATAGCGCTAGAAATTACTTTGACGCTTGGCAACAGAAAATCATCGGTACGGATACCTATGAAGTAGCGTTCAAAGAGACTTTCGTTGAAGACCTAGTCATTCAACAATTGGATAAAGAAGACGAGTCAGTGATTTATTCCGTAAAGCTTTTGGATGCTTTCCCGAAGACTGTCAATGGAACTGACTTAGGAAACGAGCAAGCGAATACTATTGCTAGACTGAGTGTAGAAATTCAATACACTGACTTTGACATATTATAATATTGGAGATACATAATGGCTTTACCAAGAATCAATGAGTCGATCAAATACACGACGAAGGTTCCTTCACTAAACAAGCAGGTGAGCTTTCGTCCGTTCCTCATGAAGGAAGAAAAGATTCTTTTGATCGCGATGGAATCTCAAGACGAGAAGATCATTCTGAACTCCATCGTAGACACTCTTGAGGCCTGCATCGATGATAACATCAAGATTCATAGCTTACCCGTGTTTGATATCGAATACCTGTTTTTGCAGGTCAGAGCAAAGTCGGTAGGCGAGACGTCAGATATTCGTGTTAAGTGCAAGTCTTGTGAGGAACTCAATGACATTACGGTCAACGTTGAGGACATCAAGATCACTGTACCTCGCAAGAAGACTACGATTCAAATCTCATCCGATATTCACCTTGAGATGAAGTTCCCTAGTATCCAACAGGTGATCAACTCAGACTTCTTCAACCAAGAGAAGTCATTGACTGAACGTAACTTAGAATCAATTCAAGTCTGTATCGATGCAGTAGTGGTCGGAGACGATCGTGTTGTATTTGCAGATGAACCTCGGGAAGAGATCGATAACTTTATCAACTCCTTGACCTCTGCACAGTTCAATGAGGTTAGGAAGTACGTCGATAGTATCCCACAACTCAAGCATAAGATTGACTTTGACTGTACATCATGTGAAACTAAAAACTCAATTACTTTACAAGGAACCTCTGATTTTTTTTAATAAGCCTCTCTCATGAATCGTTGGTGAACCTATACAACACCAACTTCCAGCTGATGCACCACTTTAAGTACTCGCTGACTGAAATCGAAAATATGTTACCTTGGGAGAGGGAGATCTATATCTCAATGTTGGTTACGCACCTTCAAGAAGAAGCAGAGAAGCAAAAGGCTAAGAACGCACGATGACAACACTGACGGATATCAACCAGACCCTCGTAGATCAGGGTGATACGCAAGAACGAACTGTAGAGGCCATTGAGTCTTTAGTAGGTCGTATTGCTGATCTTGTAAACTTTACCGGAAGAGGCCCCGACGATCAGCTTGATGAGTTAGAAAACCGCAGGGAAAAGGCGGCCGAAGAGCGAAAAGATAGAATGGCTGGTATGAAAAAAGTCGTTCAGACTGTACAGAAAAACTCGGGTCTACTTATGAAGCTTTTAGCAGGAGGAGCCTTAGTTGGAATACTGGCTGCTAGTAGTAAAGAGTTTAGAGAAGATATTGCAAATTTTGTAGTTGAAGTTCCTGGAAAAGTTATAGATGCAATTTTTGAAAATCCAGAGTTAATGGCTGGATTTACTGCTATTGGAGAAACGATTGGAAAGGGAATTACTGGAGCTGTAGATATAGGTCTAGACGCAATATTTTCAACTGGAAGATTTGGAAGAGAACGTAGACTCGAAGCCGCTCCTGAAGAAAGTAAAGCCGCTTTATCATCTGCTATTTTAAGTGATAGCGGATTAGACCAACAAACGATGGCTCAAGCTATTTTAGGACAAGGCGCATTTGAAGGTTTAGTTCCTAATCCAGATCCACAAACCCCAGTAGAATTAGATCAAAACAAAAAGTTTATTATTGATGTATTAAAGACCACCGGTGGTGAAGAAGGACAGGCACTACTCGATACTAGTGGAGCTCTTGGAGGATTAAATCCATTCACTAGCCAAAGTCAGCAAGCAGTTAGACTATTAGAATCAGCATCAAAAGCAGCTCCCGGAATGGGTGCTTTTGCTATGGGAGATCTTGAAAGCGTACAAAAGATAGCTGGGGGAGGTGGGGTCAGAGTATTAGCTCCTGTAGACACTGCTAGTTCTGGTCTTCAAACTTTTGAAGATTTTTTACAGTCTCAAAAAGGTAAACCCATTGGTTTTGAAAATGCTGCCCCTATTCCGTTAGTACTACCTGACACCCCTCTGCCCCCTCTGCAGGGAGTAGAAAACTTTCTGCAGAATCAGAGAGATAAACCTATTGGTTTTGAAAACGCCGCTCCTATTCCGTTTTTAGGAAGATTCTTCGGGCAAAATAATGTAGAACCTGTACCCGGAAGTTCTGGAATGAACATTATGGAGGCGACTGAGAATCTAGGAGGCGCTCCTGGAGGTGGTGCCACTGTCATTCAACAAGACAACAGCACCAACAACTTCTTCAATGGTGGAGGAGGTGGCGGCGGTTCCACAGGTGGTGTAGTACCAATACCATCAGATATTAATGTCGGTAGACTTGACATCCTAGGAAACTTTGGAACCGGCCGCCTGATGTAGCTTAGTCTTCGTTAGCTAGCTTGGAGAAGTACGACATGGTGTCGTCATCATCGTCGTCAGAACCGCTTGTGTCTTGTTGTGGTGCCGCTGAGACGGCTTCAACAGTCTTCATTGGCGCTGACTCAGCTGTCATAGACAGGTCTTCGCGTTGCTGAGTAGTCATTGACATATCGTTACCCAGAACGGTATCCAGACGTGCCTTCAGTTCCTCATAGGACTTGAAGGTAGCTGGATCGGTGAACTCACCAAGAGGATGAGCCTGTGCGTAGATGCGTTCCATCTCTTCGTCATCTGCCAGTGCTCCAGGTGCGGCAAACTCAGAACGATCGTAGTTACGCCAACCACCTACGTTACGAATCTTCAGTTTGAAGTCAGCGCCTTCCCAAAGGTCGAATGGGTTCACTGGGTCTTCATCCTCAAACTCAGGCTGCATTGCAGACATGAGCTTCTCAAAGATTTTCTGACCGTACTGATACAGGAACACCTTGCCTTCATTGGCAGGGTTACCTGAGTCGGATACAACGTAGATGTTGGAGACATAGTGGAGACGACGCTTTTGATCACGTGCGATCTCCTTATCCGATTCCACACCTGAGTTCCAGAGACGAGAGTTGAGTTCGCCTACTGGATCCTTTTGACCGATAGTGGTGAGAGACTTCTCGATGTACCACATACCGGTGGTTTTACCCTGGAAGCCATGGTCCCAGTAACGGACCCATGGGAGTTCCTCACCTTCGGGTGCAGGGAGAAAACGAATTACAGCGTAACCGTTACCCGACTTATCGACGGTTGGTTTCCAGATGCGTTCATCTGGGCCTACACGCTGTTCGGAAGACTCATTGAGTTTTGCCGCTGCGTTGACCAGTTTGTCGATGGAAGAGGTACGAGAGTTTTTAAGTGCTGCGAGTGTCATATTTGTATATCCTTGTATGTACTGAAATATAAGATGTGTATTGTACTATGTTTTTCTGTATTTGTAAACCCTATTTTTTATC